ATCTGAGAGACCTAAAGTGTGGGTTCCACCATCATCTCTAGATGCACCCCCTGCACCTGATGGATTCAGGTATAGATGGATTAGAGCAGAAAGCGTTGGCTTTCAAGATACGAAAAACATATCTGGACGTTTAAGAGAAGGGTATGAATTAGTTCGTGCTGAAGAAGTCGAAAATGCATCTGACTATCCAGTTCTCGATGACGGGAAATACAAGGGAGTGATCGGGGTTGGCGGCCTTCTACTTGCGAAGGTGCCAGAAGAGATTGCGAAGCAACGTCAAGACTACATGACTAGACGTCATGAAGACAGAAGCGATGCAGTAGAAAACGATCTTATGAAGGAGCAAGACCAGAGGATGCCGATCAATGTTGAAAGGCAGTCTCGTGTAACCTTCGGTGGTACGAAAAAGTAATTTTAAATATCACTGAATTTTTTAAACCGTACTGGAGGCCGTTTAACGACGGCAGGTACATAAGGAGAAACAACTATGGCAAATAGAAACACACAAGGTTTTGGACTAATTCCTGCAGGAACGCTTGGATCAACTCCAGCGACTTCTGGTCAAGGTAAGTACAAAATCGATGCGGGTTCTACGACTACTATATACAACGGCGCTGCTGTTGCTTCTAATGCTGGTTACATTATCGATGGTCAAACAACTGATGCACCTATTTTAGGTGTATTAAATGGGATATTCTATAACGCGGCTACAACTTTAAAGCCGACGTTTGCGAATTTCTACAAGCAACCGATAACACCAGCGAACTCAGAAGACATAGACGCTTTTGTATTCGATAACCCACAACAACAATACGTAGTAGCAACTGATGACTCTGTGGCTCAATCTGGATATTTAGAAACGTATGACATGAATACTTCTGCCGGTGATGATACTACTGGTAAGTCTTCAGCTACACTAGATATCGGAGACACAAGTGCAGATGCTGCTTCTTTCAGATTGTTGAGATCTGCTGAGGATCCTGAAAACGATGAAAATGCGGCTTTCAGATCTGTTGTAGTAGTTCCAAATCTGATTGAGTTACAATCGTAATAGCTAGAATAGGAGATAAAACATGGCAATATCACGATCACAACTAGTTAAAGAACTAGAGCCAGGTCTGAATGCACTATTCGGCTTGGAATATAAAAGGTATGAAAATCAGCATGCTGAAATTTATACCAGCGAAAACAGTGACAGAGCTTTTGAAGAAGAAGTAATGTTATCTGGTTTTGCAAACGCACAAGTAAAAGGTGAAGGATCTGGTGTATCATTCGATGAAGCACAAGAAACTTTCACTGCTCGTTACACTCACGAGACCGTAGCTTTAGCATTTGCTATCACAGAAGAAGCTATCGAAGATAATCTCTACGATAGACTTGCTGCTAGATATACAAAAGCTTTAGCAAGATCCATGAGCAATGCGAAACAAGTAAAATCTGTTGAGCCTTTAATCAACGGTTTACCATCAACTGCAACTTTCAAGTCAGGTGATGCAAAAGCATTGTTTACTACAAACCACCCTACAGTAGCAGGTACTTTTTCAAATACCTTAACTACTCAGGCGGATCTTAACGAAACGTCATTAGAGCAATCATTAATTGATATCTCTAAAATAACTGACGAAAGAGGTCTTAGAATTGCAGCTAGAGGGGTGAAAATGATCGTCCCTTCGGAGAATCAGTTTACAGCTGAGAGACTTATGAAGTCTCAAGGTAGAACTGGAACAGCTGATAACGATATAAATGCAATCGTTTCAATGGGAATGGTTCCTCAAGGATACAGAGTGAACAATTACCTAACTGACTCTGATTCGTTTTATATCATTACAGACGTACCTAACGGTATGAAAATGTTCACAAGAGCTCCGTTGACAACTGCAATGGAAGGTGATTTCGACACTGGCAACGTAAGATACAAAGCTAGAGAAAGATACTCATTTGGAGTGTCAGACCCTAGAGGTATCTACGGTGTAGAGGGTGCGTAATACCTAAAATTTTGAGGCGGGACACAATCCCGCCTCATTTTAAACATAGAAAGGAAAAATGCACAAAAAACAATTCAGAGTACAGATATCTGCATATTTACATTATGCTGATTTTATTATTGAATCTTTAGATGCCCCGTTAGATATAGAAAATGCTATCATTGACAGATTAGGAAAATCTGATATAAAATGGGAATATCTTGGAGAAATGCATGATCCAAGAGTAAATAGAATAACCTATGAGGAGGTTATTAATGGAGGCGATAGTGCAACACTTGAACGACCTTTACACACAGAAAAAGGGTCTAGATCTTCAGTGGGAGCAAGAGCATCTTAAAGAGGGTAGATATACTCTCAACATGGTTAAGATAGACAGAAAAGTCAGAGAAGTTCTTAATCATATTAAACTTGCAGAGGCTAGAAAAGCGACTTTGCAAAATAAAATAGATGATGCAGCTCCTCAAGTTTCTGTAGCTACTTAATAAAAAGCTACATCGTTGGAAAAAACCAATCCACATCACAGGCTCTCTTGCGCTTTATTAAAAACTGTTATATAAATTATTCACTGTATAATTAATTGGAGCATAGACGCATACAGTCGACGGCCTAGAGACTATGCTCTTTAAACTAGGAGGATACTATGGCACAAACTACATTTTCAGGACCAGTAAAATCTTTAAGAGGATTTGTTACTGCAGGACCTGACGCGGTTGTAAACATCACAGCAGAAACTACTTTAACTTTTGCTGCTCATGCAGGTAAAGTTATTAAAATAAATGATGCAGATGGAGCAATCACACTTCCAACAATCAAAGCAGATAGCAAAGGCGGAACAGCTGGACAAGACGATCCTAACGCTAATAATCAATTAGGTGCAGTCTACAAGTTTTTTGTAGGCACAGATTGCACGGATTGCGATATTAAAACTGACGGAACTGACAAATTTGTTGGTCACGCAACTATCGTAAACGTAGCAGATGGAACTAACAGCACGTTCGTTCCTGCATCAGCTAATGATGTTATCAGCATGAACGGTGGAACTACAGGTGGAGATAAAGGTAGCACAGTTACCATTACTGCACTTGAAGACAATGTATATTTAGTAGAAGCAGTGTTAATCGGTACAGGTACTGAAGCAACACCTTTTGCAAATAGTTAATAAATAAATAATGACTCGGAGCGCCTGGTAATGCAGGCGCTCTTTAAAAGGAGGACAAAAACATGGCAGACACAGTATTAAATACAACTGTATTTGATGGAGCAAAAAAACTTATCACTCACTACAACGTAGTTTCTGATAGTTCTGGAAGCACAACTAAAATAGTTGATGTTTCTGCATTAGCATCTAACAACGGCAAAACTTGCAAAACAGTAAGATTAAATAAAGTTAGTTTTAATGTTTCTGTAACAGCACCGGTTGATGCAATTAGAATGCAATGGGACGCTGATACGGATGTGGTATTTCAAACTTTATCGGGTGAAATGGAATATGATTACTCATCTTTTGGTGGATTAAAAAACACTGAAGCAACTAATTTTACCGGAGATGTAAATGTTGTTTTACCAGCTTGTTCAGACGGAGATACAGCTACAATCGTTTGTGAATGGATTAAAGTTTACGAATCGTAGGAGTTTAAATGGCTAATACTACTTCGGGGACAACAACGTTCGACAAAACTTTTGCTATTGACGAAATAATAGAGGAGGCTTTTGAACGTATAGGTCAGCAAAATGTTGCTGGATATCAATTAAAAAATGCAAGAAGAACTCTAAATATCTTGTTTCAAGAGTGGGGTAATAGAGGTATTCACTATTGGGAAGTAGGTTCAACTAATCTAGATCTTATAGAAGGTCAAGCAGATTATGATTTTTTTAGATCAAGTGACGATGGAACTTCCGCAACCACAACAGACCCATCAAACGTTTTTGGTATGTCCGATGTTCTTGAAGCACAATTAAGATCCAATAGAACTCAAACAACACAATCAGATAGTCCTATGACTAAAGTAGATAGATCTACTTATGCAGGTTTTTCTAATAAATTATCAAAAGGCACACCTAATCAATATTGGGTAGAAAGATTTATAGATAAGGTTACGATACATATCTATCCAACACCTGATTCTACGAGTGCATCTAAAGATATGCATTTTTTCTTTATAAAAAGAATACAAGATGTAGGTGATTATACTAATGCAACTGATGTTCCTTTTAGATTTGTTCCTTGCATGGTATCAGGATTAGCGTATTATTTATCTATGAAATATCAACCACAATTAGTACAACAAACAAAATTGGTTTACGAGGATGAGTTTGCAAGAGCGTTAGCAGAAGACGGTTCTGCATCTAGCACACACATTACTCCTAAAGCTTATTATCCAGGAGCATAATGGCAAAATACGCAACAGGTAAATACGCAAAAGCAATATCAGATAGATCTGGTATGGAATTTCCATATAAAGAAATGGTTAGAGAATGGAATGGTGCGTTTGTGCATGTATCTGAATTTGAACCTAAACAACCACAATTAGAACCAAAGCCGATGAATGGTGACTCTATATCTTTAAGACATGTAAGACCAGGAAGAATAGAACCAGCTGTTGCTGCCATGTTACCAAATAATCCTTTCTCTATAACAGCATCTTCACAAACAATTACTGTAACAGAGCCTAATCATGGAAGATCTAGTGGTGATACTGTAAGATTTAGAAACGTGATAGGAAGTCCTGGAGGGGTAGCTTTTACAGTTTATCAAAATTCAAGTGGTTTTAGCATAACAGTTACAACAACAGATAAATATACGTTTACACTAGGCTCAACTCCTAGTATAACAGAAGATTCAGGAGGACCAACTGTGTCTGCAGGACCAGTTACTATAACACCATGATAAAATTTTTTAAAAAATGGATTTGTAAAATATTTCATATTAAACAATGTGAGTGTCCAACCGATATGGATCCACATGAAGAACTATATTTACACACACCAGAACCAGAAGTGCCAACACACGTAGAAGAAACAGCAAAACAGAAAAAGATACGTGAAAAACACAAAGGAGATAAATAATGGGAAAGATAAAAGCATTTAAAGGTTTAGGAAAAGCTTTTTTAAAAGGAAGAGCAAATCCTAAAAAAGTTAGAGGTGATATGGAGACAAATCCCGCTGTTAGAAAAGGTATTGCCATAGCAAAAAAAGATTTAAAGAAAAAAGGGTTTATTGGTATAAAAGCAAAAAAAATACCTAAAGATTTAAGTTATATGAAAGGTTATTTAGATTAATGGCTGGATTAAGTGCATCAGGATTAAAAACACAAATTAGAAGTTATACAGAAACAGATTCTAATGTTTTATCAGATTCTGTTTTAGAAAATATAATTTTAAATGCACAATATAGAATATTTAGAGATGTTCCTATTGATGCAGATAGAAAACAACAACTAGGTAATTTTGTTGCTGGACAAGAGTCTATTAACTGTCCAGCGGGAGCTGTATTTATTAGAGGTATACAAGTTTATGATACAGCGGGATCTGAAACTACAGGGGCTAATAGATGGTTAGAAAAAAAAGATGTAACTTATTTACAAGAATATCAAGATGTGACAGGCACATCTGCGGCTCAAGGACAGCCTAAATATTACGCTATGTTTGGAGGTGCTACAGGAGAATCTGATACCACATCAGGAAGAATATTTGTAGCTCCAGTTCCTAATACAACATATAGATTTAGAGTGCATTTTAATGCAATGCCTGCATTATTAGAGAATGATGACACTAATTATATCAGTCTTAATTTTCCAAATGGCTTATTATATTGCTGTTTATCAGAGGCATATGGTTTTTTAAAAGGTCCGATAGATATGTTGACTTTATATGAAAATAAATATAAACAAGAAGTACAGAAGTTTGCTAACGAGCAAGTTGGTAGAAGACGAAGAGATGACTACACAGATGGCACAGTTAGAATACCGGTGACCTCAGCAAACCCGTAGGAGATTATTATGGCGATAACATCAGCAATTTGCACAAGTTTTAAACAAGAACTTTTAGTAGGAACACATAATTTTACAGCGACAAGTGGTAATACTTTTAAAATAGCTTTATTCACAAGTGATGCATCTTTAGGAGCAGGCACTACAGCATATTCAACATCAAATGAAATTACAAATTCTTCCGGAACTGCGTATACTGCCGGTGGAGCAACACTAACTTCAGTGACTCCTACAACAGATGGCACGACAGCTGTTTGTGACTTTGCAGATGTAAGTTATACTTCTGCGTCTTTTACAGCTAATGGCGCACTAATATATAACGATACACAATCTGATAAAGCTGTGGCTGTTATAGCTTTCGGTGGTGATAAAACAGTTTCTTCAGGAACTTTTACAATTCAATTTCCCGCAGCAGACGCAAGCAACGCAATAATCCGTATAGCATAGGAGGCCACCCATGTCGGTGACTTCAGGATGGGGTAGACTCACTTGGGATCGATCTCAGTGGGGAGGTTCTACAATTTTAACAACAGGATGGGGTGCGGAAGACTGGAACAATGGCTCTTGGGGCCAGATTAACGATGAAATAGTTTTTCCAACAGGAATATCTGCTACCATATCAATAGGATCAGTATCTGCTTTTTCAGCACAAGGTTGGGGAAGAGATGACTGGGGAGAAGAACCTTGGGGAGAAAGTTTTGATCCTGTAATTTCAGTAACAGGTTTTGGTCTTACAGCTTCACTTGGTACAACGGAAGAATCTAATCAAACAGGTTGGGGTAGATTATCTTGGAACCAAGCTGATTGGGGAGAAGGTGCTGACGAAACGGTGTCTTTAACAGGTATTGAAGCAACTGCTTCAGTGGGATCTATAACTCCAGAGTTTACTTATCTATTAGAAATGATAGGTGCCAATCACTCGATGACAACGAGTGTTGGTAGTCCACAGGTTGATGGTGAAATAGGCGTTCCTCTAACAGGAGTGTCAGCAGAGTTTGCAACACCAACAATGTCTTATGTCGGAACACTAGTTGGTTGGGGTAGAGATTCTTGGAATGATAACTCTTGGGGAGAATCCCCTAATCAAGTTATTCCTTTAGTAGGTAGAGAGGCAACTATAAGTGTAGGATCTATATCTCCTGCGGATGTGGTTGGTATATCTGGTCAAGAAGCCACTACAAGCGTGGGAAGTTTTAGTTTCGTAATTAGTCCAACAGCTTCTCTTAGCGGACAATCTTCAACGATAAATTTAGGAACTTTAGGACTAGAATTTGGTAAAAGCACAGAACCTATAACAGGCATAGAAGCAACATCTTCTTTAGGCACTTTAGGATTAGAGTTTGGCCCAGATGAAATTACAGGTGTGTCTGCAACAACATCTGTTGGATCAATTGAAATTGGAGCTGTTGAATTAGTGGATGTAACAGGAGTTTCTGCAACAGTATCTGTGGGATCTATTACTCCAGGGATAGGTGTCCCTCTTACAGGTATAGCAGCAACATCAGCTGTAGGGTCAATTTCACCAAGCGATGTAGTTCAAGGTTTAACAACAGTTGAAATAACTGCAGGTGTAGGAGTGCTGGCAATAGAGGCTTACGCAAACATTGACACGGGTTCAAATACCTCTTATAGTGCCGTTTCAACAGGATCAAATGATACGTATTCTGATGTTGCAACAGGATCAAATACGAGTTATAGTAATGTATCTACAGGATCAAATGATACGTATTCTGATGTTGCAACAGGATCAAATACAAGTTATAGTGACGTAGCGTAGGAGAAAAATATGGCATCAACATACACACCTTTAGGGGTAGAACTTCAAGCAACTGGTGAAAACGCTGGTACATGGGGAACAAAAACTAATACTAATTTACAAATTATAGAACAAATATCTGGTGGATATACAACAGTTAATTTTGGAAGTGACGCAGATGTTACTTTATCTGTTTCTGATGGATCAACCGGTGCAGCTTTAGCTCATAGAGTTTTAGAATTTACTTCATCAGGATCTTTAACAGCTACTAGAAATGCCACTATCCCTCTTGATGTTCAACAATTTTACATTTTAAAAAATTCAACAACTGGTAGTCAATCCATAACATTTAAATATGTTTCTGGATCAGGAGATAGTGTTACCGTTGCAAATGGAACAACAGTAATTGCGTATGCAAAAGCTGATGATGGAACTAACCCAAATATTGACTCAGTTAGCATAGGAGATGTAACACTAACTGGAACACAAACTCTAACAAATAAAACTTTAACGTCACCTAAAATAGGCACTTCTATTTTAGATACGAATGGTAACGAACTAGCTAAAGTAACAGCAACTAGTTCAGCAGTAAACGAATTTACAATAGCTAACGCAGCTACTGGAAGCGGACCAACTCTTTCATCTACAGGTGGAGATACAAACATAGATATCAATGTAACTCCAAAAGGAACTGGAGATGTTGTTCTTGCAGGAGATACAGTAAAAGTTGGTGATTCTGGAGCGGCAGCTACATTAACTTCAAACGGAGCGGGAGCACTTACAGTAACAACCGGTGGTGCAGCTGATCTTGTTTTAAGCACAAACAGTGGAACTGACTCGGGCACAGTTACAATTACAGACGCAGCTAACGGAAATATTACTCTTGCTCCTAACGGAACTGGAGTAGTTCAAATTTCAGGAAACTCAACTCAATCTGGTAGATTAAGAATTACAGAGGACACTGATGATGGATCAAACTATATTCAGTTATTAGCGCCTGCTTTATCAAGCAATCTTTCATTAACTTTACCTTCTGCAGACGGTTCGGCAGATCAAGCCTTAGTTACAAACGGATCAGGTGTTTTATCTTTTGCTGATGCAGGTGGTGGTAAAGTTTTACAAGTTGTTGGTGCAACTTCAACTAACGAAACAACTACTACATCAACATCATATCAAGCATTTACTGATGGAGTGACTATCACACCTTCAGCAACAAATAGTAAAGTTTTAATATTAGCAAATTTTGAAACAAGTGGAACTGACTCAGCGATTAGAATTGCAACTTCATTATTTAGAGACAGCACTGAAGTAACTGGAGGTTCTCGTTTAGCTCAAAGAAACGAACAAAATAATACTACGCCAGCTGCTACACCTACCCAAATGTCAATAATATTTTTAGATTCACCAAACACTACTTCTGCTGTAACATATAAAATAGCTTTTAAAAGACAAGATAACCAATCAGGAACTGTAAAAATAAATGATGATCAAAAAACATTAGTTTATGTAGCAATGGAAATAGGAGCATAATGATAATTAATAAAACAATAGCAGCAATATTAAAAATTAATCCTGACGCAGATGTAACTGTAACAAATGAAGATATAGATAGCATCCAATGGAATAATGGTACTACACCTATACCTAAAGCTCAAATAGAAGAAAAATTAGCTGAAGTAGAGGAAGAATTTAATAATCAACATCAAAAAGTAATAGATGATAAAACATCAGCAAAAACTAAATTAAAAAATTTAGGTTTATCTGATGATGAAATAAAAGCCCTACTAGGTATATAATACTACCAAAAAATTAAAAACCTTATATAATGAGGGCTTATGCTACAGAAAATAGGATTTCGACCAGGTATTAATAAACAAATCACGGAGACCGGAGCAGAGGGACAATGGGTGGATTGTGATAATGTTAGATTTAGATATGGTACGCCTGAAAAAATAGGTGGTTGGAATCAATTAGGTGGCTCTGGATCAAACGAATTAACAGGTGCTGGTCGAGGCATGCACCATTTTATAAATAGCTTATCAAGAAAATATTCAATCATTGGTACAAATAGAATTTTATACGCTTTTTCTGGGGGCGTGTTTTATGACATACATCCAATTAAATCTACAACAACGCTTACAAGTGCTTTTACCACGACCAACGGATCACCAACAGTAACTATTACTTTTAGCACATCTCACGGTATTAATCCTCAAGACATAATATTGTTAGATAATTTTTCTACAATCACAGGATCTAATTTTGGTTCGTCTGATTTTGATGATAAAAAATTTATGGTAACAACTGTGCCAACAGCAACAACTATTACAATTACAATGCCATCAAACGAGTCAGGATCTGGTGCAACAACATCAGGAGGCATTAGAGTGCAACATTATTATCCTGTTGGACCAGCTGTGCAAGCAAAAGGTTTTGGTTGGGGTTTAGGTTCTTGGGGTGGTGAAGATGGATCTGCATTAACTTCTACTTTAAATGGTGCGATTAACAGTTCTGTAACAACTCTTACATTAGCCGATGCATCTCAATTTCCTAGTTCTGGAACAAACTTTGTTATAATAGGGTCTGAAGAAATTTCTTATACTGGAGTTAGTGGTAATACACTTACAGGTTTAACAAGAGGGGTTGCAGGAACAACAGCAGCATCACATAGCGATGGTGCTACAGTTACAAATTCAACTGATTTTGTTGCGTGGGGTGAGGCTGCATCGGGAGACTTAGTATTAGAACCAGGTATGTGGTCATTAGATAATTTTGGTGATAAGGCAATTTGTTTAATTCATGACAGCGCTGTTTTTTCTTGGGACTCTAGTTTGTCCAATGCAACAGAAACTAGAGCAGCCATTATAACAGGTGCACCAACTGCATCACGTCACATGTTAGTATCCACACCAGACCGTCACTTAGTGTTTTATGGAACAGAAACAACTATTGGAGATACATCAACACAAGACGACATGTTTATTAGATTCTCCGATCAAGAGGATATAAATACATATACTCCATCTGCAACTAACACAGCCGGCACACAAAGACTGGCTGATGGATCACAGATCAGAGGAGCTATAAGAGGTAGAGATGCTATCTATGTTTGGACTGACACTTCATTATTTACACAACGTTTTGTTGGTCAACCATTTACATTTGCGTTTGCACAAGTTGGAACTAACTGTGGATTAGTTGGACAGAATGCATGTGTTGAGGTTGATGGTTCTGCATATTGGATGTCAGAGAATGGTTTCTTTAGATATGCAGGTAAACTAGAATCACTTCCGTGTTTAGTAGAAGATTTTGTATTTGATGATATTAATTTAGAGTCTGGTAACCAAATGGTATCTGCCGGATTAAATAATTTGTTTGGTGAAGTTATGTGGTTTTATCCTCAGTCTTCTTCATCAGTTGTAAATAGAATGGTTGCATATAATTATTTTGATTCATCACCACAAAGACCTGTATGGACTGTGGGAACTTTAGCTAGAACAATATGGAAAGATTCCGCAGTGTTTGGTAAGCCACATGCTTTAGAGTATGATGCAGATACCGATACATCTTTTGATGTAGTTGGTAATACGGAAGGTAGAACAAGTTACTATGAACACGAAACAGGGACAGATCAAAACAGAAATGGAACTATAAGTGCGATTACTGCAAATATTTTATCAGGAGATTTTGATATCACAGCTCAAAGAGCACCAACTGGTCAACAAACAGGTATTGCAACTTTTAGAGGAGATGGTGAATTTATTATGAAGATAAGAAGATTTATACCTGATTTTATTTCACAAACTGGCACAACTAGAGTCACGTTAAATTTACGAAATTTTTCAAATGACACAGCTGCGAGTTCACCACTTGGCCCTTTTGATATTACAAGCGCAACAAAAAAAATTGATACACGTGCAAGGGCTAGAGCTATTGCTCTAAAAATAGAAAATACATCAACAAGTCAAAATTGGAAGTTAGGTACTTTTAAATTAGACACACAACCAGATGGAAGAAGATAATGGCAAAGATAGTACAAGTATTAACAAGACCAAGTAAAGAATATGATTTAGGCACAGCGGAAGCGCAAGTAAGAGATCTTGATGCGATTGTGGAAAAATTAAATTCTACGTTTCAAGAAGAATTAAAACAGGAGATAGAAGCATTTAACTTCTTTATAAATTAATGGCTAATAGTTTTAAAAATAAAAAAGTAGATTTAACTACAACTGATCTTACAACTTTGTACACAGTACCAACTGCAACTACAACTGTTGTTAAATCATTGTTAGTAACCGAGGACGCTGGATCAGGAACCACTATAACAATAACACTAGTAAATTCTAGTGGTGCTATATTTAATTTATTTAAAGATAAAGCTATAGCATCTAAGGCAACATCAGAGCTCTTAACAAATCCACTTATTATGGAGGAAAGTGAGGTGTTAAAAGTACAAGCTGCTGATGCTAATGAGTTGCATGTCATAGCTTCTATATTAGAAATACAACCAAGAGAGGTGGTATCGTAATTATGGAAATAAAACCAAAAAAAATAATAGAGGAAATATCTAACATAAAAACAGGTGAAAAATACATGAATGATCAAGAGTGGAAGTCAAAAGGTATACCAGAATCTGACATAAGAAAAGATGTGACAGTGGTAATGCCTAGCCTTGATTTATTCGGTAAAACAAAATAAGATGATACGATGGCAATAACTAGAGCACAAATAGCAAGACAATTATACCAATTTGGAGGTGGAGCAGATGCTGGCAAAGGATCTGATTTTGGTAAAGAAAATTTTGGTGGTGGTGATGGTGTAAGAGAACAAAGAATATCACAACAATATAAAAATGTACCAAAAACAACAATTAAGTCTGGAAAAGATTTTAGAGATACACAAAAAGTTAAAGAAGCTTTTACCAAAGAAACACTTTTAGATAAAGCACCTAGCATTGGACTTTTAAGTAAACTTTCTAAATTTGACCCAAAATTCATGAAAGACTTTGCAAAATTTAAATCTAATCAAGATCTTTTAGATTATATTAATAGCTTAGATGAAGAGGACCAGAGCAGTGGTAAATTAGCTTCAGCTTTAATAGGTTATGGAGATTTTTTAGCAGAGCAAAAAGGTTTGCCAGCATTAAAATTTTCTGGTGATGTAGGTGGTTTAGAACAATTTGTAAAAAAAGATGGTACGTTTGGTTATAGAAATGTTGAAGGTGGACAACCTATTATACCTCAAACAATGATGGCATCAGCACCAAGCATCACGGAACAAGGAACAGAAGATCCTCAAGGATTAGAGGGTTTAAGATTAGCATTTAGAGCTGAAGGTGGACCAATAGGTGGGATCATGGATATTGAATCAGGTAGACAGATGTATTTTTTAGGTAAATTAGTTAAGAAAGCAACAAGAGCTGTTAAAAAAATTGCAAAGTCACCAATAGGTAAAGCTGCATTATTAGGTGCAGTTGCATTTGGTATACCAGGACTAGGAACGGCCGGTGGCCTAGGTGGTGGTATATTTGGTAGAGCTAGTTTTGGTGGAGCTGCACCGGGTATATTTGGATTTAGTGGTATTGGAAATGCATTAGCTTTAGGTAAAATGAAAGCAGGTAATTTATTATTAGGACTTCCTGGAGACACGGGAGGTAGAGTTGCTGGGACTGGTTTATTAAGTAAAATAGGACCAGGAACATTAATTACGGCAGCATCAGCACTAGCAGGATTACTAACAGAAGACCAAGAACAAAAGGCACAAGAATTATCAAGGGGTGAGGGTATAGATATAGAGGAAGCTAGAAGAATGATTTTACAAGCAGGAACTTCAGCAGATAGAAGAGGTTTAGCATTTAGAGCTGAGGGTGGTAGAATTGGATATCAAGAAGGATCAAAAGAACCAGTGGCTAAAAAGACCATGCCACTACTAGATATGGGTGGCAAAGAGATGGATCTAAGAGAAGAAGGTGGATTTGTACCTATCGGACGTATGGAAAAGGCAGACGATGTCCCTGCAAGATTATCAAAGAATGAATTTGTATTTACAGCAGATGCTGTTAGAAATGCTGGTGATGGAGATGTAGACAAAGGCGCAGAAGTTATGTATAACATGATGAAGAACCTCGAAGCCGGAGGTGACGTATCTGAAGAATCGCAAGGCTTAGAAGGCGCTAGACGTATGTTTCAAACATCACAAAGATTAGAGGAAGTATTATAATGGCCGTACAAACTACAAGAACATTACCCGCACAATTTATCGAAGATTTAGGAAAAGATTTAGCAACACAGATTGTAGCACAATCCGGTGTACCTACGGTAACTACAGGGTTAGCAGGAATATCACAACAACCAGGAGAAACTGCTGCAGATTTTCAAGCTAGACAACAAGCAGCTAGAGAATTTACAACAAGACAACAAAGTTTAGCGGGACTTGCACCACAAGTAGCACAACAAGATGCATTACAACAACAAGCACAACAATTAGCAACTCAAGGTGTAGGATCTTTCGCACCGTTTTTACAACAAGCTCAAGCAGCAGGAACTGCTGCAGGCACAGCGTTAGGTGGAATTGGTTTAGGAGCAACAGCTTTTCAACAAGACGTACAAGATTTTATGTCTCCGTTTCAAGCACAAGTAATAGATGCAACACTTTCAGAATTTGATCGTAATAGAGCTATACAAGAACAGCAAATAAGAGATCAGCAAGCAGCTTTGGGTGCGCTCGGCAGTGGTCGAGCGGGAGTGCAACTCGCAGAGTTTGGCACAGGGGCTGCGAGAGAACGTGCGTTATTACAGGCCGGTCTCTTGCAACAAGGTTTTGGTCAGGCAGCAGCTGCCAGACAACAAGATATAGCTAATAGAGGTGCTTTAGCATCTCAACAACAAGGCTTAGGGGCTTTCCAAGCAGGACTAGGAGCACAGCAACAAGCATTAACAGGTACAGATATTTCACGTTTAGGTTCATTGGGCGCACTGAATCAGGCGCAAGCACAAGCTCAACTTGATGCACAAAGAGAAGCAGTAAGACAAGCAACATTCTTACCACAAGAGCGATTAGATAGATTTGCTGGACAAGTAACAGGAATTATGGGTGGATACCCTGCACAATTCCAATCAACAATTACTCCTAACCCAACACCATTACAAACAGCGTTGGGTCTTGGTACAACACTTGCAGGTATCTATGGTGCATTTAAAAATCCTGGTCAAACAGATTTTGGAAGCGTATTTGGAAGAACTAGATAATGAATAGAATATTAAAAAGACCAATGTTTAGAATGGGAGGTTCGTCAGGAACTGGTATCACGTCAGGACTAGATAGACCACAACAAATGGCCAAAGGTGGTAGAATAGGTTATCAACAAGGATCAATGCCTAATTTTCAATTAAGTGGGTTACCTGGGTTTGCAACACAGCTTGGTTTAAATCTTTTATCAACACCACCACAAGGTAATATATTTCAAACAGCGGCAGTAGCTGCACAAGATCCGTTTAGAAGATTACAAGCAGGTCAAGCAGCAGAAATAAAGACAGCATCAGATAGAGCGTTTGCAGAAAAACTAGCTAAAGACGAAAGAGATTTTTTAAGGGGTGAAACTACTAGAAAATTAGAATCAGCAGAGAGAATAGCTGGTATGAATGTAGCAGACACAACTAAAAGAGTGCAAGATATTGCAGATACAAAATATGAGGGTGACATAATAAAAGCACAAAGAGAAGTAGATTTTCCAACTGAAGTATATCCTAATTTAGTAAGTCAATATGGAAATAAACAAGTTGCTACAACTGTAATAGATTCTACTAACTTACAAAAACAAAAAGATATTGATAAATTTGTAGATTTAAATCCTTTTTTAGCTACTAAATTTGTATACGATGTTGCAACAGGTAAAACTATGACATTTGTAAAAGATAAATTAAGTGGTAGATTTAAATTAATTCCAGCTGACTCTGCTGATATAGATACAATTGGTGATGATATGCCAGATCCTGATAGAACACCAGGATTGTTTGGTCAAAAAACAAAACCAAATGTAATTACTCCAGCAATAAAAGAGTTTATATCAGACAAAGATAGACCCGACTTTGGTATGGACTTCTACGATTAAGGAGTAGACCGTGGCAAGATACGTCCCATTATCAGAAGCAGAACTAAACAGTGAGAGTAGTATATTCTCATCTGTCGCTGCTGGCTTTGCATCAGGTATTCTTAAAACTGTAGAGGGTGTTGTATCTCTTGGTGCAGAACTCATTGACCTTGGAGCAGATTCTAACACAGCTGCAAGCGTTGAACAATTTTTTGATGACATAAATATATTTGAAGATACAGCACAAGATAGAGTTGCTGGTAAACTTGTAGAAGTATTCACACAGATAGGTATACCAGGAACTGCAGGATTTAAAGCTGCAACAAAATTAGCGGACAAAGCTATCAAAGCAAAAAAAGCTGGTAATTACGTAAATTCACGATCTAAATCTATTCAAGACGGTATGAAAACAGCTCAATCCTTAAACGATAGAATACCTGATAAGACAAAAAGATTTGTAGCGGGTGTATTTGGTGGTGCAGCCGGTGAAACTTTGGTTGCAGATGTAGAAGATATTGGAACGTTTGGTGATTTTTTTGATGGACCAACAGCGATAGATGATAGAGAATCTGTAGGTAGAGAGGAAGCAGGTAGAAGAATATTAAATAGATTAAAATTTGGAACTGAGTCTATATTTATTACACCTTTTGTATATGGTGTAGGCACAGGTGCAAAAGCTCTTGCTAAAAGAGGAAAAGATCTTGCATACAGCGATAGTGCATTTGAAAGATGGGTGGATAAATATATTGGCTCACCATTTAGACCAAGAGGTGATTTGCCAACAGAAGTTTTTGAGGCAGAGATGGCAAAGGCTGGACTCAAAGCAAGAGATACATTTAGAGCAAAAGAAATTGTAGAAAACATAACAAGAGAAGTAGATGAAATATTTCCTAGAACAGGTAAATTTTTTGATACGACTACAAATAAAGAACAAGTAGATTTTTATAAAAAAATAAATGATGTATTGTTTGAAGGTGATTTAAGTAAACCAATAAATCCAAAAGCGTCTGATGATTTAATTACATTATTAGAAAATAAAAAAGTATCACAAGATTCTATTACAAATATTGTAACAAATTTAAATAGTGCAAGAAACGAATTTACTAATTTAATTAATATATTAAACAGAAATGCAGGAACAAAAATTGCTGCAGGTGCAAAAGATTTACAGAAAATAATGAAAGAAAGAATAGAGGGATGGCTAGGTGGCACGTATAGAATATTTCAAAAACCAAGAGGTTTATTTAAATTATTTCAAAAATTTAAACCAACAGATGAGGCATATGCAAGATCTATAAATTTATTTAGAAGGTATCTTGCACAAACTGATACAACAAGAAAAACACCGGTAAAATTAGAAAAAGATTTATCAACTAAACAAATGGTGCCAGTTGGAACAGAGTACTATGAAAAGGCAAAATTTTTAGTTGACGATATTATTAATCAAGCACAAGTTAAAAAGAAACCTGGTGGTCTACCAGACATTACATATCAAAACGCCACTGCTATGTCTAAGAAAAAAACATTTGAAGGTATACCAGGTAGGGGTAGTAAAGTATTCAGAGAATTATTTGGTGAAATAGAAGACCCAAGATATTCTATATTTAATGCAATGACTAATTTATCTGCCGTTGCAAGAACAGCTACATATCTTGATGATGTTGCAGCACAAAATAGAAAAGTGCAACAAGAAGGTGGTAGAGGATTTTTTTGGGATAGTGAGGATATAGCAAAAGAGGCGGTGCAATCACCAACAACTGGTATTCAAATAGTAGAATTAGATACAGTGGTTCAAAAATTACCTGGTGGTAACAGTATCGCTAATCCATTGGCTGGTAAATGGACTACAAAAGAAATAGCTGACGGTATAAAAAATGCAAATGATATTGGCGCAGGTCTTACATCTGTTATTAGAGGTAGAGAAGGTGCTAATCCTGCAGAAAAAGCAGTGACATGGTTTTACAGAAATCTTTTATTATTTCCAAAAGGTATATCACAACTAGCAAAAACAGTTTTATCCATACCTACACACTTACGTAATTTCTTTAGTGCTGGTGCATTTGCTGGTGCTAACGGTATATTATTTGAAGGATTAACTAATCCTGGTCTATTAGCTAGAGCGTTTAGAGAAGGTGTAGATACATCTGCATTATTAAAATTAGGACCAAACTCTGCAGAGGCACAGGCAGCTTACAGAGAACTATTGGAGCTTGGTGTTGTAAACTCACAGGTGCAGATAGGAGATCTTATAAATCTGTTAAAAGACGCAACAGGTAATCCAGGTGTTGTATCTACAGATGCAATACTAAAACCTTTCATGACTAAATTAAAAAAATTAGGTCAATTCTTTCAAGGTAAATATGTTGCAGAGGATGATACATGGAAGATTACAAACTACGTTGTTGAGTTAGATAGATTAAAACAAGCTGCAATAAAACAAGGTGTTGAATTAACACCGGAGGCTATACAAGGATTAAAAAGAGAGGCAGCAAACATTGTAAAAAACACTGTACCAAACTATGCGTATGTTGGATCTGCAGTTAAAACTGCAAGAATACTACCAATTGGTAACTTTATGTCGTTTCCTGCAGAAATGATTAGAACAACAACTAATATTGCAGAACAAGGTCTAAAAGAAATGAGACACGTACCAGCTGCTGGAGAAGTAATTAGAGGTAGTAATGTAACTCCGTATGTTTTTGTAGAAGGTAAAGGTCTTGTTAAAAATAATAATCCTATGTATGGAACAGGATTTAAAAGATTATCAGGTATGGCCACAACATTGGTTGTTGTGCCACAAGTGGTTGTAGAGGGGGCAAAAGCTGTTTACGATGTTACAGAAGATGAGATAGCAGCATTACGTCAGTTCGTGCCAGAGTGGTCTAAAAACTCTACACTTGTTCCTATTAGAACAGATGATGGTGAATTACGTTACATAGATTTTAGTCACAGTAATGCGTACGATGTAATAGCTAGACCTTTTAGAACTTTGGTTAATAATATTATAGCGGGTGAAGCAACAGACCAAACATTATTATCTGGTTTTGTTGATGGTGTAAACCAAGCAGGTGCAGAGATAATGAATCCATTTATATCAGAATCTATTTGGACAGAAGCTGTAACAGATTTAACTGTTAGAGGTGGTAGAACAAGTGAAGGTAGACAACTGTACACGGACCAAACGCCAGCAGGAAACAAAGCTGCAATTAGATTTTTACATTTAGGTATTG